CTGATTTCATTGAGGGTGACCCCCTCTGAAACGAAGCGAAATGGGTTTTTGAAAGAATAAAAAACGCTCAAATCCTGCGAGGCGGCGGCCCCGCATCGAACTTTCTCTCAGAAGGGACCCAAGGGGTCCCCTGCCTGTCTCTGTCGCGGCCTGTCAGCATGCTGATCTGGCCCTTGCACATGTTCTATCAAAGTCGCGAATCGCGGTCCAACAAATAAATGTCCCGCTGTTTTCTTTTCTTGTTGCCATTGAAAGCATTACCTTTTCTTGTCCCACGCGCTGCTCAGACGTCCAGAAGACGCGCGATCTGTCGTGTGGCCTCGGCCAGCACGTCGGGTTGTGCGGCCTCGAACGCCTCGCGTGTTGCGTCCTGAAGCATCTCCTTCGGGATGGCCGGGCCGAACATCTTGCGGATCGGCAGGCGCGCGCTGCCCTCACGCACGAAGGCGTTGTTGGCCAGTGTGCCCACGAGGAAAGCGCCCTCGAAGCGCTGCCACCGCCCCCAGGGCTTGGCCCGCACACCGTAGGCGAACTGCCGTGGGCTGAAATGTGACAGGCCGAGATAGTCGCCACGGGCTTCGATGGTGTAGGTCAGGTTCGAGAAGCTCGAGCGGATGGCCCGCGTCTCCCGATTTATCAGCGCAGCCTTCGCGCCGGTCTGTTGTCGCAGGGCTCGGCGCACCTGGGTGCGGACCTTGTTGCCCTCGCTGTTGAGCGCGCGGTTGAAGGCGCGCGTTGTCGCCTGCTCACCGAGCCGATGGATCGCAGCCTCGAAATGCACGCGGGTCTGATCGAGGTCGCGGATGATGACGTTCATGGACTCTGCCTCCCACGCACACGACACCGAGTATATCGTTTTCTTACCCTCCTGAATCGGATCTGTCTCGCCTTCCGGTGTCCCGCTGAAAAGTGTCCCGCTGGACCGAAGGGGGTTGACAGGGCGGCCGTGCATTTGACCGCCCCGCAACATCACAGCGTCTGTTCAATCACGAACTCCATCGACCGCTTGCGCGGCACGGTTCGGCCATTGAGCTTCCAGACGATCACGGCCAGCCCATACTCGTGCCTGCGGTTGGCCGCAGACCGGCTGATGCCCTGATGCCAGCTGATCCATTTCCACGGCTTCCGGTTGGCGCGCGCCCATAGAATCTGGCCGATATCCTTATCCACCCACCGGAGCCACAGCATCGCCTCATCGGCCTGCGTGATCATCCGCGGTGATGGCAGAGGGCGACGCATCTTCGGCTCCTGTTCGACTTGGTCGGCAAAGCCATGCACGTATTCGGGCCAGGCGCTGACATAGCCCTGCGGGCGCACGGGCGGCAGGCTGCGCATCACGTCCGCCGCGATGTCCAGTCGGTCAGCCACCATGGCGCGGGTCCAGTCATCGGCCATTGCGCACCTCCCGCACCGCGGGCAGCTTGCCGTACAGTTTTTCGCCAAGCTGACGGACCAATTCGCGCTCTGGCCAGGTCAGCCTGTAATCATCGAGCGAGACCGCCAGCATGTGCTGTTCATGCCAGCCGTCGCGCTTGACCTGCTCGGGGTCGCGGCGGTGACCGCCGTAACCCTTCGGGGTGAACCGCATGCCCATCAGCCCAGTCCTCCCTGCGTCTCGATGGCCCAGAGCAGGATTGCGATCGCGTCGGCCTCGTTGTCATCGGCTGGGTTGAAGCCGCGCTTGCGGGCAGCGTCGATCATCGCCTGCTTGTTGGCGTTTCCCTTGCCAGTCGCGTGTTTTTTGATGGTTCCCACCGGGACACCTTGGTACGGCACACCGCGCAACTCGCCCCAGCTGGTCAGAACAGCCAGCAGACCCCCAAAGACATGGGCTGCGTCGGTGCCTGCGTGGCGACGCACTTCTTCGAAATAGATCGCCTCGATCGGACCGCTGAGCCGGTCGATCTCCGTCAGCCAGTTGGTGAAGCGCAGGTAGCGCATGCCACCGCCGTCATATCGGCTTGGCTTGAAGCTGACGGTGCCGCTGGTGATCAGGCCGTCAAAGCCACGGATGGCCCAGCCGGTGGTGGTGCCGAGGTCAAGCGCCAGGATGCTGCGTTGGCCCTGTGCAGGCGGCATGGGCATTTTCGGGGTTGCGCCGAGATTGGCGTCGGCGAGAGTCGTATCAGCCATGAGTGGTCTCCTCTTCTGGTTGGCTGCTCGGGTGGAAGACGACGGTGGTTGATGCTTGGCGGTACCGGCCGCCGTCGTCGGATCATTGCTCTGGCACAAATTACGGCCCGAGAAATCGCCCAGGGGTGGGTGGTGTCTCCCCCGCCTTAAGCGGGGAGAACACCTACCCCTTAGGGTAGGAAATTCCGTGTTCTGTGTTCCTGTGTAAGTCATTGAAAATAAATGTGGATTTCCAGAACGCGGATTGGAAAATGTCAGACCGCAATCCGTGTTCTGTGTTCCTGCGTAACACGTTGATTTTGCGACACGAATTCCAGAACACAGAACACGGACACCAGGAACACGGCCCGTGTTTTGACAAGAACACGGACGATCCGTGTTCTTGGACAGGCGCTTTTGGGGTGCCGGGTTCATGCCTCATCCCCGTCCTGATCGACCCAGACGTCCGGGTTCTTAACCGGTAAGATCGCTCCAGATTGGGGGCACATGTAGTCGGATGGTTGCACCCGTATGAAGGCCGGACACACCTCGCCGGTCTCGTCGTCGACCACTTCTCGGTCGGTCCGCAGTTGCATATTTTTGACGCAGAGATACCCGAACTTGGACCGGTTCCGTTTGAGGCCGAGCTCTTTGATCTGTTCACCGCGCACGAACTTCACATGGCCCTTTGTGGCGAGCACATGCAGGCGTTCACGGATGCTGGTCTGGCCCCCAAGACTGCCCTTGTTCTCGAAGCTGGCCGCGAACTGGCTGAGCGTGAACATCTTTCCCTGTTCAGCCTGCTCACTGAGCATATGGACAATCACTCCGCCCTTTCGATCCCGTTCAGCGTCATGTTTTGCGCCAGAGTCTTGGCGTACCAGCCGCTCATTCATCGGGTTGATCTCGGTCCATTCCCCCTTGACTTTGTCGATCAGCTTCGCCGCCAAGGCCGGACCATTGCGCAGCTCAATCTCCAGCTTGCGCTGCGAGCATTCCTCGTCGGGCCGATGCAGGATCAGGCCCGAGGTATAGAACCCGCGTAGCGCGCTGGCGCCGGAAAGCGCCAGAAACGGGTCATCTTTCACCTGCTGCTTCGAGAGCTTCTTGGTGTGGTGCGCGAGGATCACACCGCAGTCAGGATTGATGTGATCGCGCAGAACCTCGACCCGCTCCTTGAGAAAGAACATCATCGCGGTGTTATCGTTTTCCCCACCACCATCAGCTCCGCCGTCAAAGAGGTTGCGGATCGGATCGATGCAGATGATGTCGACCGGCTCGGCCGGGAATGCCCGCCGGATAGCCTGGGCGACACGGACGCTGCCCTCGACATCGAGCAGAAGGTTCAGCTTTGGCGTGGCCACCAGATTGTCCCGCGCACCTGTCAGGACCTCTTTCGGCAGGGAGATCTGCTTCATGCGCTCGCGCAGATAGTGGTACTGGATTTCGGCCTGCAGGTAGAACACGCGCAGCGGTCGCGGTGGTGTGAAGTCGAGAAACGGCACGCCCGCCGCCATGTGCACCAGCCAGGAGATCAGCAGATCGCTTTTCCCGACCTTGGGCGCGCCACCCAGTACCAGCAGCCCACCCGGCGTCAGAACGCGCGGTGCGATGATATCGGCGGGCATCGGGCTGTCATCGTCCAGCATCGCGCCAAGCGTGAAGGCGGGCATCTCATTGGGCGCAGGGGCTGCGCTGTCGAGGCGGATGAGCGGCGGTCCATACTTTTCGACATGGCGGGCCCAGAGCCGTTCGGACTCGCGCTTGAGTCGCTCCACCGTCCATTGTGGCCGCAGCATGGCCGCGTTGTAGCCGCAGATGCCCTCCCAGCCTTCATCCTTGGACATCCGGCCCTCATGGACCATTCGAATGAAATACCCGATGGCGGCCGAGGCCCCCTCAAAGCGCGACCAGTCGTCCTGCGCACTCTCGCGCACAGGGGTGACCAGTACATCATCGACGGCGGGCTTGTCGGACGCGGCAAAGTCGGGCTGCAACGACACGCCCGGTGCGGGCGGCATGTCGGTGACGGCTTCGGTGAACTCGCCCAGATCGCGTTCGAGATCCGCGTTAAGCGTGACGATGCGTACCTGCGTCTTGAGGCTGTTCTTGTAATAGACCGAGCCCGCGACCCGGATCGGCTGATGCGCCGAGCGGAAATGCATATCCCCGCCGACCTTGGCGGCAATGTCGCCGCGGATACGGGTTACGCGCGCGATGTCGCTGCCCTCTGCAGGCTCGGTGAGTTTCCACCAGACATGCGCCTTGTGCTGTCCCTCTGGCGTCACCCCGCCGCTTTCGACCACCATCGTGGGTGGGCCGAGATGACGCTCGAGATGCGCCCGCTTGGCGGCAATATCGCCGGTGTCGATATCGACAACCACAGCCTGCATCTGCTGAATGTCAGCCGCCTTGGCCTGTCCTTGCTCGGCGACAGTACCGGGGATGACATAGACGGCAGCACCCTCTCGTGCCGCCCAATTGGCAAAGGTGGTCATCTTGGCGGTGACATTCTCACCGGCATCGATCCAGATGTTATGCGGGCGGCCATCAAAGCCCTGGCCCTTGTCGATAAAGCTGCGGACCGGGATCAGGCCGTCGCAATAGCCGAACACCACCTCCATGAATTGAGCGATCTGCTCGGGGTCCGGCTCATCGCCGAACACATCGATCTGTGGTGCGGCGTCGTTGAAGTCCCGCCACGGGTTGAAATGGACGAGATTTTCCTTGGGCGTCTCAGATGATGGGCCATCCGATGTGGTCTGAGGGTCGTCGTGATTGGTGCTCATGGTGGCATCCTTCGTGTCGTTTGGGGTGTCGGGCGGGTCCTTTGGGGCATCCGTCATGTCGGCAGGTTCCAGCAGCGCTCTGCCCAGGAGCAGAACCGGCATTCGAAAAAGTCGCGATTTTGGGCAACACGCGGCAGCAGCTCGCCCGCGTCGGTGGCCTGCAGGATCCTGACGCCGCGGTCGGACATGCGCTGCGCCAAGTCAGCATCGAACGGCACCAACTCGTGGTGCATCTCGGCGGTGTCCTTGTTGATGGCGGTGAATACGGCGGGGGCAGCGCTGATGCCCGGCACGCTTGCTTCCATGTAGGCCTGGTAGACTGCGATCTGGGCGGCGTAGACGGGCTTTGATTTGCTCACCCCGTCCTTGACGCAGGCGCGCCAGTTCTTGGCGTTCATGGTCTTGCATTCCCAGAGCGCGGGAACGACCAGTCCAAGCTCTTGTGGCCCTGCGGCAAAGATGCCATCGACGTGGCCGCGGATGCGCCCGCCTGCGACCGAGAACCCGAACTGGCCGCCATCTGGGTGGTTGCCCTTTTGCGTATAGATCTCGAACCCCGCGCCGCGCAGCCAGCGGATGGCGAGCTCTTCCAGCTCGTGCCCAATGGCGAAGATGCGCAGCAGCTGGCCGGAGAAGTCCTGCCCCTCGTCCTTGGGCGCGTGTGTGAACTCGAATTGCAGGGCGCGTTCGCAGGCGTGGCCAAGCCGCGAGCCACCGAGGTAATCACGGGGCGTCCTTGCCGCATTCTCGGACGTCAGGGCCGCATCAATGGTCTCGTTGACGCGCTCGGCGAAGCTGGGCCGGTGGTTGTAATCCTGCATCAGAAGGGTACCTCCGATTGGCTGGCGATCTCGAACATCTCGGCACGAAAGGCCTCGATCGTGATCACGATCAGCCGGTGCATGTCGTTCTGGCTCAACTGCCCCAGCGCGCGGTCCCAGCCGATCCGTTCCATTTCCAGGGCGAGCGCGCGCATCACGGCAGGCAGCGCCTGGGTTTCGTCTTCGGTAAAATCGGTCATGTTCAGTCCTTTCCTGGCTTTTCGGTTGAAGGCTGCCTGGCACTGCATGGAGCAGAACCAGCGGTATGTGCGTTGGCCGCGCGGCTGGTGCGGATCGAACCAACCAAAGCCGCGCGTGCGAGATGTGCAGACGGCGCAGAGCGTGCCGCGCGGATGCCAAAGCCGATCAAAGCCCGGGCGATCCGGAGCCTCTGTGGGCGGGGATGCGATTTGCGCGACATGGCTCATGCGGCCTCCCGCGCAGTCGGGGCCGCGCTGGTGATCAACCCGCGAATGGCGCGCTTGTTGAACCCGAAGGTCATCAGCGCCGAGGCCTTGTAGCGCGTCAGGCCAAAATCGCTGCGCGCGGCAGGCGAGAGATATTGCAGCTGCTTTTCCGTGGCAGGCTGGTTCAGCCAGGCGCGCGTCTTGAAGGCGCTTTCGTCGGTCTCGTGGTCATTCAGCCAGTCATCAGCCTGCGCGAGGCACACGCTGCGCTCGCCGATCCCCAGAAGCTGGGGCTGCACCCCGCGTGCACCGCCGACACCGTACCAGAGGCCCTCCAGCCAGAAGATCCCGCCCCAGGCCGAAAAGCCCGTCGCCAGAAGCGCATCCTCTGTGTCGAAAAGATCGACCCACTCAAAGCTTGAGCGTTTCAGCAGATCGATTTCCGTCATCAGGAAGCCGGAAAGCGCACCGCCGAGAGCCTCTTCAATGGTTTCACCTGCGCATTCCGACACATCCGATCAGGTGTTCCGACGACATATGATCAGCCATTCCGGAGTATCCGATCACCCCGAGATGACGCCGTCGGGCGCGGTTTGGTAATGGCTCCTTGGCTTGGCC